GCGTAAGTGTCACCTGCAGCATTCCAAGCGTACGGACCCTGCATCTCACCGTCGATTGTCAGAGTGACATTCAACTGGTTAGAGTCAGTCAGGTTAGGTACGATCTCGAAAGATGCTACTGAACCGAAGAAGAAGAAGTCTGAAGCTTCAGTTACGTTACCATCAGCGTCAAGCGAAGGTACGTTAACACCAGTGTCAGTTACTTCTTGCTTAGCGTTGGCCAAGCGTACTCGGAACAAGTACTGCTCGCCGCCTTGGCGCATAGCGTCAATAAACGCGTGCTCAGTCGGTACGTAGTTAAACGTGAAGTCCATAGAAGGAGCATCAGACTGGCCAGCAATCTGCGAAGATACTGCCTGTCCATACTGAGGTACGTTTACGATATTCGCAGGAATACCAAGGTTAGGGAACTCGCGGATACGGCCAAAGTTGACAGCATCAGCTCCAGCAGTCCATGGAGTACCGCTGGTCTCAAACATATCGATCCACTCTACAGGGGTATCACCCTTATAGACTGTCCCGGCAGTTGAGCCAGTACCCTCTTCCACGGGGGAATTCAGGAAGGTGAGGGAGGTATACATCCCTGCACCGATAGACGAAATATGTGGCATTGTTGCCTCCTAAGTTAAAATGAGTTAAACTGTAGGCTGTAGTCAGCCCTGAATAAACTTGTGTCATCCTTATCGACTCCCTTAATGCTAAGGGTCCCGTCAGAAAGTTGTGTATCAATAGAATACTGGTTTTCCAGAAGATCAGAGAGCTTATCTGCTATCTCGTAGGTTCTTAAAGAGCCTTGGTTAGATCTAGTGTAGATCTGAACAATGACTAATCCTCGCTTGTAATCTGGTTTGCTGTACTCCTCAATAGGAGGTGATGAAGGAATTATCTCATAAATAACAAATTCATCAGGCGTAGTAGCAGGCCAGAAGTTAGCGGGGTAAGCATTGACTCCAAAGTTCTGCCAAGAACTAGAGGCAAATACACTGTCTATAGAGGACAGGAGACTTGAGTAAGTAGCCATAGATCCTCCTTATCTTGCGGATACAGTAAACTTCACTGTGTATCCATCATCAACGTAGTGTGTTATACGGTGGTCTACACCATTAACACAGATACTATCAAATTTAGTGTAATCAGAGGGAATGTCTTTCCTCTTAACAATTGCTTGTACAATGTCAGGCACTATAGAAACACCTGCACTGGTCAAGTCTTTATCGTTAGCTACTACAAGAAACCCATAAAAGGGTTTAGATATTATTTCTTTAGTAACTACTTGAGAAGTCTTGGGATCATACTCAGACTGAGACTCAGACTTAAAGATCATTTGAGTTTTCAGATCACCTGTAACATCCCAAGCAAGATCAATTGCATTTTCTACTAAAGCCCTTAAAGACATTACCAAGCCCTCCATGGAGTATTACTGCCAAACTCTGCAAGGTTACCTAAGGCTTTCCTTACAAGGTGGGGTAAACGGCTTGGGTTTTGAATACCACTAAGCTTAATTGATGATACACTCACATTCTCTACCGTAGTAGAGGTATTTAATACACCGGGATTCTCAATAAGGTGCATCGCCATCTCAAAAGTTGCCTTTTGCAATCGGTCAGGTCTATCGGGGTCTTCAAAAGACACCATATCGTTGAACTTATCATCGAAGTAAGAACCTTCACGGGGCCATGCAAGAGGCTGAGAGGTGGACACGGCGACACCAACATACGTTACTGCGTCATCCAGATAGCGGGTGGCTGTACTGAGGTACTCTTCTTTGTCGTTGTTGTTAAGAAGATGCCACTTATCGCTGTCTGAGCGATCAATAAAGTATGCGTTAGCTTCATCCAAGGTGACATAGCTATTTACGTTTAGTTTGATAGCCATGACCCACCTCTACTTAATTAAGCGTGCAGGATAGGAAGAATGCCCAAGTTCAGGTATCCAGCTTCACTACGAACCCAAGAAGCAGCCTGATCGTAACCGCCGGTACCGGAGGTTTGAACAAACTGAGTCTCGGAGCCATCCCATGAGTAACCCATTGGGTGGCATACGTAGCCCCAGCGATACCAGATATCAGTCGTACCAGAGCCACCGTGAGCGGCAGCTGCTCGGTCCATTTCAACAGGCATCGGAACAACCAAAGGCTTCATTGTCAGCGCATCAGGCTTACAGATGAAGGTAGTCTTAACAGACTGGTCGTTTACATTAGCAGAAGCAGACTGGTCGTTACCCAGAGCACGGGTAAGGAGCAGACGGAATTTGCCTTGGAAAATAGTGTTAAATACGAGGTTACCTTCAGTGATGGTTGTGTCATCAACGAGGTTAGCACTTCGCAGATCAGCCAGAGTCTCTGGGCTAGTGATCATGTAGTAGAAGGGAGCTTCGTAGTCCTTCCAAGCCATGCCCATAGCCTTAAAGATGCGCTCACCGCGAGCTGCGCCCTTAGAGGAAGCATCAGGCTCGACAAGACGTCGCTCGTCATTAGGACCAGTTGCAGCTGCACCAAACTCACCCAGAGCGTTTACGTCTACGTAGAAGCCAGTGCCGGGGTCATCTGCATCAGTGTTGAAAGATACAATGCCGCCACCACGAGAGACTTCGTAGGCTGCTACGCCGTTAAGAGACTCAAGTACTGAGTTGTGCTCGTCTTGTGCCTTGGTCTCACCAAAGTCACGAGCAATTTTAGCCAGACCATCTTCTTGAGAGATGACCTTTTGTACGTTGACTTCCTTCGCGCCATGCGTACGCACAGTCTTGGCGTACTTGTAGAACGCGGTGTCAACTTCGGTGTAGTTACCGTCAGTGGCATCGTTAACGTTAGGAACGTTAATGTTTGCCATCAGCGGCTTGTACCAACGAGCTTGACCAAGATAGTCTTCAATGCTTGTGTTGATTTCAGCAGAAGCACCAACGATAGCAGTACCAGAAAGCTTCTTAGCATTCGTGTACATCTCGTGAGAGTAATCGTTGACGTATCGCTGAACCTTGAACTTCATTTCAGAACCGGAAACACCGGAAATAAAATCAGAAAGTGCCATTTGCAATCTCCTTAAGATTGTTTAATAATAATTAAAACCCAAAGTCATTTGATGGCCTAGACGAGTCTTCTCGCAGAAAGTCTTCAAAAGACATCTCTGTGATGGGCTTGTTCGACTTAGGAACTTGACCATCTGACCCGACCTGCTGCATAGCAGCTGCACCTGTAGACTGTTTAGGTTTAAAAAGAAAAGCGTTTTCTTCGTCTTTAGCGAAGGCTTGAACAAATTCACTTAGTGAAGCGCCTGTAGCATGAACCCACGCACCTTCAGCATCTTGCTTAAGCTCCTGAATAATTTGAGACTTAGCCATTTCTTTTGCCGTAGCATTGCGGAATTGGTGGTCTCCAAGAATTCTATCAACAGTATGATCACGAGTAAGTTGGGTGTTGACCCCGTTAAGGGCTTCAACTCGAGCAAGAGCCTCATCCAGCTTCATCTGGAGAGCTTCAGAAGTTTTACCTTCTGCTTCAAGCTTCTCTAGCTTAGCTGCCTTAGCTGCTTCCTCAAGCTCAACTGCTTTCTTCATTGCGTCATCGCGTTGCTTAGACATCTTGTTCATATTTTCTTTCATCTGAGCTAACTGGTCAGCGACCATGCTCTCCATCATCTTTTTGACTTCAGGGGATGAAAGATCAAGTTCAGGTGTTGATGCTTCAGTTTCCATAGTGGTTTCCATTTCAGTTACTTCATTATTAGTTTCATCGCTCATGTTATTCTCCTTGGTCACAGACCATAGTATTATTTGTCACAGACAGTTATGGGCCAATCCCATACCAACTTTCACCGATAGGAATCGGCGCGAGGATATCAGCAGCTGTTAAGCCATCCTCTACTATCAATCCATCTTCTATGGCCTTATTAAGAAGTTTTTGGTAAGCCTTCTCAGAGAGACCCTCCTTACGCATAGCTTGGAGTGTCTTAAGAATGGTCTCGGATTCTACCGCATCAGCGTATAGATGTCTTAGAGCATTCTTAGCCCCTGCTGCCTCTCCTACATTAACGAAGAAAGCATCATGGATTGTTGCAGTTTTTACATCGTTCTTACGGCCCCATAAATGGAACTGTCGAACAATTGCCGCATCATTAGAATGGTTACCGTTTACACCGTAACCTGTTCTTGCATCAATGATGGACGATTTCCCTTTAAACTTACCGTCAGTTACACTGTCTTTGTATACATTGTAGACTCGACGACCTGTTACAGGGTCAGTAAACTCTATGCGCTCCTCCAATACGGGACGGTAACGTTGATAGAGTTTTTTACCATCGAAAGTAACCCAAGGAATGTCGACTTTCCCAGTGTCTTCGATGAATTCTTGTGCGGCTCCTTTCCAGAAGCCAATAAATTTATCAGTGACAGGCGCTCTCTTAGAGAGTTTCTCAGCCATAATGTCAGATATTAGTTTGAACTCGTTAGGGCCATATAGTTTAGACCTACCAGCTGTAAGCTTTTCAACAAAGTCTTCTACGTCAGGATGAACATCCTTAGACATGTGAAG